ATACCTACATTTCCAGTTGCTCGATTTATATTGGAACCACTGACTGTCCAGTTACTGAAAACTGGGATATTGCCAGCTATTCTCAAATTATGACCAGATTTGATGTTTATGTCACCATCGACTTCTAACTTGTACTGTGGATTGCCGGCACCTATACCCACGTTACCCGCTGTATAACTCAAAGCGGTTGGACTGGTTTCCATTGTCCAAGGGGTACTCACAAACGCACTCCCACCTTGATATAGAGAACCCGCAAAGTTTAGGTCACCGTTAATATCAAGGGTATATGCCGGGCTACCCGTTTTGACACCGACACGATCATTCGATGTATCTACCGTAAGTGTAGTCCCATCTACTGTTAAATCATCAAATGTAGCCGCTCCACCATACAAGGCTCCAGCTACACCTAAACCACCCGCAACCTTTAGGGCGCCAGTTGTCTTTGAACTAGAAGCCGTTGTATCAGTAATCGTCCCACCAGTCGAGGTAAAAACACCGACATTTGATGTACCTTGAACATCAAGGCTGTAAGCGGGGGAGTTGGTGTTAACACCTATCGCCGATTCTGACACGTCTACATACAAAATATTGGAACCAACCTTTAAATCACCAGCTCCGGTAAGTCTCATCTTTTCGCTGTTATTTACATTAAATCGAATATGTTGACCACTCTTTGTATTTAAATGTGTGGTACCACCTTCAGTTTGTTTAATAGCATAATTTGCAGATGTATTATTGTCAATATGTGAGAAAGAAGCATGATTAGTGTCTCCCGAAAAACCTATAGCACCCCTTCCAAAATATGAAGCCTGATCCGTATTATGACCCGCATATACACTGGTTGTGTAAATATCTCCAGCTACACCCAAACCACCCGCAACCTTTAGGGCGCCAGTTGTCTTTGAACTAGAAGCCGTTGCATTGGTAATCGTCCCATCAGTCGATGTAAAAACGCCTACATTTGATGTACCTTGAACATCAAGACTATAAGCAGGGGAATCGGTGTTTATACCTACACGGCTCGTCGACGTCTTCACATAAATGTTAGCGGTCTCACCGACTTGGAAATCCGTACCCTTTTTAATGTGAAACAAATCCCCGGTGTGTCGGAGACTTATCCTCTGTGAACCATCCGTAATAATAGCCGTTTCAATGGCTCCATCTTCGCCTCCCTGGTCAGCTTTTTTAATCTTACCCGTAATCTTCGCATAGAGTTGGTCATTTCCACCGTCGTGTTTACCATCAAATCGAATTTGACCTAGATAATTTCCATTTGAACCCGTTTGATCGCGATATAACGATAATTCGGGATTCGCCGAAGAGCCAGATGTATCCGTTGAAAGTGTGGCCCCGGTTGCATTAACTCGTAAGCGTTCAGTATTCGCCGTGGTGACTGTAAAGGTATCGGCCAAGGGGAAACCAATCTTTGTGTCGGTGTCTCCACTGTGAATCAAATAGTCATCTGTGTATAAACTGGAACCATGTATATCTCCAGCTACACCCAAACCACCCGCAACCTTTAGGGCGCCAGTTGTCTTTGAAGTGGAAGCCGTTGTATCAGTAATATTGACACTATCAGCTTCCACATCTTCTAGATTGGCATGTGTAGCATGAATGTCTCCAGCTACACCTAAACCACCCGCAACTTGAAGGGCACCGGTTGTCTTTGAAGTTGCTGCGGCTGTACCTCCCACAATAATATTTGAGCTTGTTGTAATATTTGATGTCACAAATGCGTTACCCACGACATGGATGTTTGCCACGGGAGATTCCGTAGTCACGCCAATGAGACCATTCTTTACGTAAAGATCGTTGTGTTCAATAGTGACCGTATTTTGTGTGATAAGGTATCCCCACACATTCGCTGTAATATGATCCGTTCCATTCCATTCTACATGATCTTCCGTATATCCATTAGATGTATAACCTATAGTAAAGTTGTCTTGAGGATTAGTATGATGACCAATAAATATATTCTTACCGGGATGTTCCATGAGAATACCAATATCCAACGAAGTGGATGTATTATTATTTGCTATATCAAAGATACGATCAGTTATAACCACGTCATTTGATGTAATTGCAAATGTATTACCCACTACAGAAACATTACCGGCAATTTCCACATTCGCTGAAATTATAATTGAACCATCATCATTTTGAGTAATGAGAGAATCAACAAGTTTTTTAGTTGAATCCGTGAAGGGTAGCGTACCCGTTGCCAAGTTTAGTGCTTTAACGCTATCCAGGGTTGTGTCAGCTGCGTAAAGATCTCCCTGAATACCAGCACCACCCGCAACCTTTAGGGCGCCAGTTGTCTTTGAACTAGAAGCTGTTGTATCGGTAATATTGATACTATCAGCTTCCACATCTTCCAGATTGGCGTGCGTGGCATGAATGTCTCCAGCTACACCCAAGCCACCGGCAACCCTAAGGGCACCAGTTGTCTTTGAACTGGAGGCCGTTGCATCTGTAATATTGACACTATCAGCCTCAACATCTTCGAGATTGGCGTGTGTAGCATGAATGTCTCCAGCTACACCTAGACCACCCGCAACCTTTAAGGCGCCGGTTGTCTTTGAACTAGAAGCCGTTGTATCAGTAATATTGACACTATCAGCATCCACATTCGCGCCATAAATATCACCAGCTACACCTAGACCACCCGCAACCTTTAAGGCGCCGGTTGTCTTTGAACTAGAAGCCGTTGTATCAGTAATATTGACGCTGTCAGCTTCCACATCTTCTAGATTGGCGTGCGTGGCATGAATGTCTCCAGCTACACCCAAGCCACCGGCAACCCTAAGGGCGCCGGTTGTCTTACTGGTAGTGGCCGTTGCATCTGTAATATTGACACTATCAGCCTCAACATCTTCGAGATTGGCGTGTGTAGCATGAATATCACCAGCCACACCTAGACCACCCGCAACCCTAAGGGCGCCAGTTGTCTTTGAACTAGAAGCCGTTGTATCAGTAATATTGACACTATCAGCTTCCACATCTTCCAGATTGGCATGTGTAGCATGAATATCTCCACCTACACCTAGACCACCTCCCACTATAAGGGCGCCGGTTGTCCTCGAAGTTGAGCTAGTCGCTCTGTAAACATTCAAGCTTGGAATTGTAGATGTACCGGTACCGGTCACGTGGGTGTTTCCGGATACGTGTAGGTCTTCATGTGCGTAGATATTAGCATCCACGTGGGTGAGACCATAGACGTGTACATTGATATCTTCATCAGTTTTTGGTATAAAAACTTTTTCATTTGGATTAGACTCTGTATAGCTAATCGCGAATTCGTCCAACCCTTCGCGATATCCTATAACAACATTTGATGAACTGCTGGGTCTATGCATAAGGAGACCCAAATCAAGTGTGGTGTCTTCAGAGGTGTTATTTTGTCCAAGTTCAATGAGCGCATCTTTGATGGCTGTATTCTCCGCATAAATTACAGTTGTATCACCATTGACACGAAGATTGCCATCAATGACCATGTCGCGCAAAACTGCAACATTTCCAGAAACAACGAGAACATTTGAACCGGTGTCATCTACATAGAAGTTTGTGCCGACGCTTAGGGTGTGTTCAGGTAACAAATTTGATATACCAACATTTGAATCTGTGACAAAGCCGACATTGTTGTCATCATGACCACCACCTGTAAATATAATAGTATTTGATGTCGCATTTGCACGATCTACCGCAAGGGCGAGCGTTGCGCCACCGACAAGGGCATTCGCGGATTCTCCAGATTCTGTAATCTCCTTGGTGTTGCGATCATACATCAAAAGTACAACTTCGGCGGCTGAAAAATCGGACCGGTTCCTGATAGGTGACAAATACACCGCATTACTGTATGGGGTTGGAACTGTCACGTTACTCGCATTGAAGACAATGGTATTTTCCTCCTGATCATTGGAGTCAGGTACGTGTTTACCAAACCTAATCTTGGTAGATCTTTCCACCGAAGGTAAGTTCTTAACCATTTAATATAGGGAGGCAAATTAATTTGCGTAAAGGAGACCAGCCATACCATTTTGTATACGAAGTATGTTATAGTTGACGGCATAAATTGGATCATTAATGACTGTATTTTCGCTCATGATCTTTGCTGATTCAATTCTACTGAAATTGAGTGTGCCGGTTGGCTGGAGTGAGCTCGTCATGAGGCAGAAACAATAGAGGAAAAAGTCTGGAGAAGTCACAAAGTTTGTGTGATAATAGTTCATCACATCAATGTAGTGTGGTTTACCCCATCTATAGTTTCCGAGTTCAACCCCATTAATACTCAACTTGACTTTGTTTGTTGGTGATGTGAGAGCACCGTTCGTTGTGGTGTCTGACGATGCGAGATATTTCACTGGGTGATTGAAAATGAGATCCTGGACAGTTTCCCCACTTGGAAGATTCTTTTGTACTTGGGTAATAAGAAGATCGTGTGTTCTCGTCGCAATGTTGCCCCGCTCTTCGTTGTCAAGATAGTAATAGTTGGCATACATTTCAAAATTGTAGTTGGCCGCTTGGGATCCCCAATGAATTCTCAATTCCACATTGTGATAGTTGAGGGCAACTAGGGGTAAAGCACACTGTGGTCCTTCACAGAAAAAGAAACGAAGGGGGTAAAAATATGAGCGCGCATGCACACCTGGGTGAGTCCCAATTGCACTTCTTGATATATTTTGTGCAAATGTATCTATAGCGATTTTTTCAGTAAATATGCTATCTTGTGTATCAATGACTGAACCACCAATAAGAAGCTCGACTTTATCAATGAGTAGATCCCAACGAGAAGTATCTAAAGCTTGGGTCGTATCATCGATCGTCAAGTAAATGTATCCAAGCATATCCCCCGATCTCTCAATCTGAACACTTGACATTGAATTATTTTTCACATCCCCGCGTATCGTTTGCTTTTCAACGGATTGTGAAAAATTAGAGTGTCGTTTGAAGGTTGAACTAAAAAACGATATCTCTGGGTTGCCCATAATGTACTCATCCTGAGCACCAATTGCTACAAGTTGAACAATACCCGAAGACATGTTATACTACTCTAAAGTGAGAAAATTACAAGTTTGGTTTTCTACACACGAAACGAATCACCAAAAAGTTTGATCCCGAATCGGTTGAATTTTTAATTGTATTACCATTTTGATCTCTAATGGCAACACTGAGACGATCAATACGGTGTATTGGGTTGACATATTGTGTCGCGATTGTATAGTTATCTTTGAATGTGATGAGTGAATTACCCGCATCGTGTGTAGCATTTTCAGTAATGAGACTCGCAAATGACCCCCTGATCACACTTAATTCGGCTTGTCCAGTGAGAACATTTGAAGCACGATCGTTGAAAATGGAATCCAACTCTTCGATGGAAACATAACAATGTTCAGTCACAACATTTGAATGAATATGCGCCGCAAGAAGTCTGGCCTGAACCACATTTTTGAGGGGTTGCTGAAGATGACAAGTAAAAGTATTCGCACTGTCTTGACCAATTGAATCAATAGTTATAGTATGATATTCATAGTCAAGATCTGGAATAGTTTGGGGCGAGGTAACCAAAGCCATTTAGTATTAGCTTAGATTAAAGATCCGCCAATTCCATCCTCAATCTCGTAGCCCGCTTGTTCCGCGACGAGCTTTTCGGAACCACAGAGTCCACCTGGAGTGAGAGACTTGGTGTAGGTGCTACCTTCGCTGGTGTGTCCAGGAGCGCATTCCAATTTGTGTTCAAGATCAAAAATTGATTCTTCGTTGATCGCCTTAATAACGATTGGTCTGGGTTGGTACTTGCTGGTATTTTTCAACATACCAAGGATAAAGATAAGCACGATCAAGGCAACAATGGACATGATGGCATTTCGGTTGGCACGGTTAAGGTTTAACATATATAATGTACACACATAATTTTTTCTAAAGTGCGTTAAAGGATATTTAATAGTTTCATATTAGAGAGTAGATGGACGAAGAAATTGTCATTGATCGTGGAAATACTACTGTGATGAAATTGGACGCTGACGAACAGGCTCTGATGGATGAAATTGAGATTTCAGTACCTCGTGCTCAGCCCGTGCGTCGTCCCACTTCTAACAGACCACCACCACAACAACCACAACAACAAGAAGCCATGGATGCTTTCGTAAACCCAAACAAGCAATCTGTACCAACTCAGCCACAACAAGAAAATGAAATTGATTATGGCGAGGATGATGACGCATTCTTTGACGATGCCAACGATGGACCTCAGTTTGGAATGCAGGAAGAACGACCCTCAAAGGGGTATTCTTCTCTTGATGAAGAAAAGGCGGATCTTATTAACAAGTTGGGTCGCCTCGAAAAGAAAGGATTCAGTGTTAACAAGAGACTTACTGCATACTCTAACATAGACGAATTGAGAACTGAAGTGAAGCGGATCACATACAGTATTGATGTTGAGCAATCTATTCGCTTCTCTCGGCGTATGTTGGTTGCTTGTGTGACTGGTCTAGAATTCCTCAACAAAAGGTACAACCCCTTTGAGATCCAACTTGAGGGTTGGTCGGAGTCTGTCATGGAGAATGTAGATGACTATGATGGAGTCTTTGAAGAGTTGTATGTCAAGTACAGATCCAAGGTCAACGTCGCCCCAGAAGTCAAGCTTATCATGATGTTGGGTGGTTCGGCGATGATGTTCCACTTGACAAACAGTATGTTTAAGAGCGCTCTCCCCAATATGAATGATGTTCTCAAACAAAACCCAGAACTTATAAAAAATATGATGTCCGCAGTTCAAAACACGACGAGATCACCCTCTGGTCCAGCTGATGCTGCTCCAGTTGGAGGCACTGGTCAGTATGAGATGCAGGGACCAGGGATTGACATCTCAAGCCTCATGGGTGGTGTCATGATGCCACCCCCACCACCAATGAACACAACTATACAACTTCCAGTCAGTGAACAAGATGATGATGATATGTCGGACATTGTATCAATTTCGGGCGAATCTACAGGTGGTGAAGTCAAGGAAGTGAATGTGGATAGCACCTCCAAGTCAAAGCGTGGTCGCAAAAAGAAGAAGACTGAAATTAATCTCTAAGTACAGTATAAATGATAGGTTACTGTCCTTTGGAGGATCTCGAACCTCCTAAGAGGCAACAGGTCGCGCCTGCACCTGTTGTTCAACCAAAGACCGAAGCGAGTCTTGAAGAAACCGAGTGTAATTACGTCGTCATGGCTTTCATTGTCGGCGTTCTATTCTTAGCCGTCTCTGATTCCATCAGGGCGTAAATTGATTTTTAATTCTACCTTTGGGTTTTCCCCTTACGGTAAAATTATTTAATATGTAAATGCTACGATTTCGGTTTGACCACCTGTACCATCTAGATCACCTAGGGCGTTCAAAGAACGTGTAATCTTCGTGAGCTTACCACCACACGCCGATATGAGCTCCACAAATATATCATACGCGTACACTCTGGTGTTATCTGTGTTGTAAGGTTCAATGCTAATACCACGTGTACCAGTAGTTATTGTTGGACTCCATGGATAGCTGTTTGTACCACCAAATAGATTCTTAGTACCTATGGCTAAATCTAACGATGGGGCACTTTCATCACCGGTACCACCTTGTAATTCTATAATCATTGTACTCAAATCACCAACAGTTGATCCATCTGTTCTTCTTAAAATGGCCGTCACTTTTGCGTAAAAGGCACCAGCTCCAAACATGAGTTGAATATCTTTGGCATTACCCGCGGTAGTTGTAAATGTCTTGGAGTATGTCTTTTTAGAAACTTCCACCGAGTTAGTTATGACACCACCACCAACTTCAAGATCTGTTGAAGCAGTATCACCACTTAGACCAATGGCGACTTGATTACCAAGATCAATGTTACCACCAACTGAAACATCACCCACGATTTCAAGATCGCTATTTACAATTGTTGTTTTGGACGATGTAATTGGATTTATGTAGACATTACCCGTTGTATCCGAATAAATATTGGCAGAGCCTGTGGTTGTCTTAAACTCTATGATTGCGTTTGAAGAAGAGCTCTCCACTCGCAGAATACCATCATACACATGGAACTTTGTAGCTGGGATAGGCGTGCCAATACCCACATTACTTGTATGAATGAGGTGCATACAGTTTGTTTGGGTGCTATTATTGGCAACACCCATTACGAGACCTGTGGTACCATTCGTCGCATTGCTGAAACCACGTGCATATGCACCCTCACCCTCATTTGTATATAGGAGCATACCAGTTTCCTTATCATCACCGCTACTTTGAAGTTTCAAGAGGTCTATACTTTCAGTTGTTGTATCATAGATGTGAACATTTGCAACCGGCGAATCCGTACCGAAACCCAATTTACCTTCTGTATCAAACCGAGCAAATTCATCGTCGTTGCTGTCATCAATTTCGTGTACAAAAGTCAAAGCGCGACGAGTAGTAGAACCATCTAATTTACTTCTAATAATATTACGACTTGTAGCACCAGTTGTTGTGGAAAATTCAAAGCCGGTGAGCTTAAATGAACCTCCACCCGAAAACTCAAGATCGCCATTTACAACAAGCTTAGTATTCGCACCCCTCCCATCTGCATCACCACGTTGACCACCAACAACTACGAGACCATTATCACATATGACCATTGGCTTATCTGTTTGACCATCCATTGTCTCCAAAATTTCACTTGTTCCATATAGGGATTCTCCAGATGATGTATATGTTTGAAATACATGTTCACCCGCTATGTGTCTAATTCTATCGGGTCCGTTATCAGCCGACGAAGCGTCGTTACCCTTAAAGAGGAGCAATTCGGTTCTTGAAAAATCGGTATTATATCTTCTCTCTATGATATGTGTATTACCAAATTCATCACCCGAAAGTCCCGAAAATGAAAGTTGTTGCCCGATCACAACATTACCGACAACTTCTAATTTACCCCGTGGCACATCTGTACCTATACCCACGTGACGATCCGCACTACTTATGAAGAGAGCTGTTGCAGAAGAATCCAAAACTCTCCGGTAATTCTCCGTAATTCTAAAATCATCGTCCTTTGTTACACCCGATGACCAACCTGTCAAGGCTCCGCCATCTTCAAGTATATAACTTGTAAATGCATTACCCACATTTAATTTGGTTTCTACTGCTACAATAGCATCACCATTATCGTGGTTATGTAGGAGAATACCGTTTTCAGTTGGATCTGCAAAACCTGAACCTGTGACCTCAAGAAATGCGGAGGGTTGCGTGCTACCAATTCCAACTTTTCCAGAACTTAGGAAGGTCATCACATCAGCATCAGTTTGGTAGTTATCACTCGCTAAATAAAGATCAAGTCGTGATCTAGAAGTTCCATCCGCGGTCTCATGTTTCCCTAACTTGAATGAGGCTCGGGCTCCATGTTCTATACCATCACCTTCACGAGTTAAATCTAATACACGACCCATATCAGTCGTACTTATAATCGGGTGTGTGTTGGTGATAACCATTGGTGTTTCTTGGTGAACATATGTACCACGTTTCACAACTTGGTCGTTTATTAACACAGTTCCACCGGAAGTGTGGAGTCTACCCACTGGTGACGCTACATTTATACCCACATTACTTGATTCCAAGAGAGTCAATTTGGGTGTACCCATTGTGGGTGTGGTACTCGCGAAAAACTTGAGACCTTTTCCAGCCCCAACTATATTTTCAACCCGTGTTTCCCCATTGGGAACACTCGTATACGCACGCATCGCGATATTACCCGTAGATCCCCATATGTTACCAGTTGAAATGGTGTTACTCCCAATCACATAGATATTACCCGACACTGTAAGTCTCTCCGTTGGACCTGTATTTGCGATTCCAACATTGCCATCCGAAGTGATTCGGATTCTTTCAGTATTCTTTGTCTTCATAGTAATCTTTTGTTGTGTAGCTGTTGTACTCGCACCATATACTTCTATGGAGCTCACATTTGAGGCAGTTGGACCGGATTTAAGCACAAGTACATTTGATGTACTGTCGCCACCGAATCTATCTGCGTGAACAACGAGGTTTGAACTTGAAAAAACCATTTCAGTTGTGAGATTTGTTGTTGCGGTGTTACCCAAAATTCTGAGAGTGTTTAGGGCTGTTGTATTAGCAAATATTTTGGCGCCCACGGAAAGTGTATCCGTAGGTGATAGGTTTGAAATACCCGATGGAGCCGTACCCGTAGTGCGTAACGCATTCATTTGGACATTTCCACTTATCGTCACAGGTGTCGCAGAAGTCTCATCCAATGTGAGCAGATTACCAGCTCTCAAACCAGTTGATCCAAGTATGAGACCCTTGGCGTACACATTACCATCTGCGTAGACAACATTTGAGTTTGTGTCGTCAATAAAGACATTTGAACCTACACAGAGGTCGTGTGTTGGATATGTGTTCGCGGCACCTATATTGTTTGATGTGTAAATGTCACCATATACATGAACATTAATTGACTTTGTATTGTCTACATTAATTGTGTCCGCATTTAACCCACCGTAAGCGTCCGTTTGAAAAAAGGCCATCTCTCTACCCCTATTACCCGCGACAAAACCAAGAGCTACATTTGAGTATCCCGTGCCAGGTGTCATAACAAATGCCGTTTCTCGTGACAGCACATCATTTCCAAAAGCCGAATGAATGACAACATTCGCAACACGCAAATCCTGTGTAGCTATATATGTCGCGGTTTCTGTGACAGTAATATTACCAGTCACAGCGATATTACCCACAAGGTTCAAGTAACCTTCTTGATACACATTACCCTTTAACATCATGATATTGGAACCCTGGTCAAAAATACCAACATTACTTCCAACGCTCAAGTTTGAAGTTTTGATACCACCCACAACAGTGACGACATTTGAATTTGTCTCCTTAATTGAAAGATTTGCCCCAGATGTTATAAGTCTATCGGACACGATCACATTTGTAGCAACCAAGTTACCGCTCACTGTCATCAAATCACGACCTGTTAAATCAATATCAACTTTTCTCGTTGCGCCACTATTTACCTGAAACGCCTTTGTTGGGTTCGTTGTACCGATGGCAAATTGATTTTCAACGAATAAACGCTCAGCTTTACCACGACCTTTCACGTCAAGCACAATTGTGTCAGTTTCATCCACAAAAAACTTGTTACCCACGGAAAGAGATTTTGATGGTGTTGTATTTGATATACCGAGGCGACCTTTCACACCGGTTTCGGGATCTGTAACAAGTAGGAGTTCATTTGCCTCTACTTCTCTTGTCAAAATACTCTTGACACCCGTAAGAGTTTCTTGTTCAACGGGTTCTGCCTCCAGACTTGCAACATAAATCTGTTCGAATCTTGCGGTGCGACCCATTTATACTTTAGTTCCCGAATAAAATTCCAGCCAAACCATCCTTGATCCTGAGGACATTATAGTTTACTGCGTACACATAAATATCTTTTTGATCCCCCCTAAAGCTACCCTTTTCAGCTCCACGAATTATGAGTTTAGCATTATCGAGTCTGCTGAAATTACATGTCCCAGATGGATTGTATTCTGAAACATTCAAACCAAAATGATACGCAAAATATCGGGTATACATTAGATCTTCTGTGTCAACTCTGAAGTCAGTTTTACCATATTTTGACTTGTAATAATTTTGAACCGTGTGAAAGTATGTTGGGCTCATATTTTCAAGAAGTGGTGTACCATTTATGTGAATATCCGCATTCTTAAATGTAAAACGATCATTTGTTGGATCAATATTTGTCGCCGAATACCCAAAAAATATAGACTTCACGGGGTGATTAAAGGAACTCAAATCCAAATCATTGTATCCACCAGTTTGAATGGAGTTATCGACTACATTAGAAAGTGGAAAATCCAAACGCTGTGTTTGAGTAATTATAAAGTCCATCTGTCTTTTTACGAGAGACTCTCTCTCCTCTTTGTCGAGATATACATAGTTTCCATATACATTGATTCTCTTTTGAGAATTATTATAACCAACCAGACTTGCTTGATCAAAATTAACCCTCACTTCAACTTGATGATGAGCTAAAGATATGAGGGGTAAAAATGCCCCGTGATCACAAAAGAAAAAGTGAAGTGGTTGGAAGTTTCTGTTGGAAGTACTCGTTTTATTTGTAAGTTCCTCTTGTTTTACCCATGTTTCTGAAAGATAGTTTGGCCAAATGTCCGCATAATAGTCATAATGCTGAGAATCAATTTTCTGACCACCCACATAAAGATCAATTGTTGAATTATACAAAAGATTTGATGAAACATTGGAGTTCTTATCAAGACCCTCAAACCAGAGACAATTTATAAGATCACCATAAACGGGAACTGTAAAAACAGGGTCGTTGTCTGTGATGGTCTTAATAAGCTTGGGAGCCTGTGAAAAATTTGTGTGTCTCGTAAATTTCATACGAAAGAACGAATGACCTTCTTCACTATTAAGATAAATGTCTTGCGCGCCTTTTGAGACAAGTTGTATCAATGCACCAGACATTTATTTATTAGTCAGATTATAAAAACAGACACTTTCCCTGAGGGAACTCATTCTTCTTTTCTTCTTCGGCAACCTTCCCATGGATCTTAAACCCACCTTGACGGTACACCTTGAGACGCTTATAGTACATAGCTGTAAATATGGACCATGGATCATGGATGTCGTAGATATGTGGATTGTTCTTTTTACCTTTAGTCTCTCGCATAATACGACCTATACTTTGTGTAATATCGGATTTGGGGGACGCTAAAATCACCGTATCTAGGGTTGGGATATCTAGACCTTCGTGGGCTTGTGAGAAGGTGGCAAAGATGATCTTCTTTTGTGATGAAGCCTGAAGGTCGGCCTCTTTCATACCACCCATGTAGAGTCCTGAGTTTTTGGGGAAACATTGGTGGAGCATCTCACAATGCCACCGACGATCACTGAGAACGAGGAGTTGCCTCGTGCCCTCTGAAGCTTTCTTCACGAGTTGAACGAGCATTTGATTCCGCTTCCTGTCTTCAACAACTTCTGTGACCATATTGGGCATTGATAGTTTACCGTTTCTCGTACATGGTGGAGGATTTCTGTAGTTGAATGATTCATAAGTTACCGGAAATACTTCCACCTGTTCCTGATTCTTTCGCTCCACCGCAAAGAATGTGGGTCCCATAAACCAATGAAGAACCTTCGTGAGACCATCTTTTCGTTCGGGTGTCGCCGAAAGACCAAAAATGTGCTTGGGACACATCTTGAAGAGGGACTGACTGAAGACCTTGGCACAAATGTGATGGGCTTCATCCACGATGAGTGTACCAATGGAGTCAAAATCACTGAAGGAATACTCCTTGAGGGACAGGGATTGAAGCATGGCTATGACAAAATCACAATCGGTCTCCTTCTTATTCTGTTGAACAATGCCTATTGTGGCACCTGGACAGAACTGTTGAATGCGTTCTCGCCATTGATCTGCGAGAAACTGTTTGTGAACTACAATCATTGTGCGGTAGCCCAACTTACACGCTATTGCCAGGGATACGGTGGTCTTGCCATACCCGCATGGGAGCGAGAGAACACCATGGCCCGCACTAATAGCTGCAGCAAGAGCCTCGTTCTGGTGGGTTGCGTCTCGTAACTGACCGACGAACTTGGCGCTGGATTTCGCCGGCTCGGGGCGACGATCCTCCTTGGGCTTTCCCACCTTACCAACTCCGTAGAATCTTGGAACGCACACTCCATTCTTAGCTGTTCTAAAAACCTTGAAAGGTGGGGGAGGAAATCCATAGTCGCTGTTGACCTGTGGTCTTACTGTCAGTTCCTTTTTAATTTCCTGAATTGGTCCCTCAGTGACGAGGTATCCCGTGCGTGTTAGCATTTGATATAT